TTGAACGATTAGCAGTATCACCAAGTCCAAGTTGTCCAAGGCCGTTATATCCCCATGACCAAAGGGTGCCGTCAGTTTTAACTGCAAGGCTACTAGTCTGCCCGCCCGCTATTTGAGACCATGTAGTTAACGCGCCAACTTGAACCGGACTTGAGCGGTTATCTGTGTCGTTAAGCCCTAGCTGGCCTGTAAAGTTACGTCCCCAGCTCCATAGTGTGCCGTCAGTTTTAATAGCGAGACTATGACTATACCCAACAGCAACCTTCGACCAAGCTGTTAAAGCACCTATTTGCACTGGGCTCGACATGTAGACGGTATTGTTAATCCCGAGGTTGCCAAAGTAGTTTTGCCCCCAACTCCACAACGTACCGTCAGTTTTTATAGCCAGAGAAAATCGACCCCCCGCTGCAACTTGAGACCACGCTGTTAAAGCCCCTACCTGCACGGGACTAGAGCGGCTAGTTGTGTCGTTAAGGCCAAGGCGGCCCTCAGCACCATTCCCCCAGCTCCACATTGTGCCGTCAGTTTTAACAGCTAGGCTAAAGCCCCTCCCGCCCGCAGTCTGAGACCATGTAGTTAAAGCACCAACTTGTACCGGACTTGAGCGGTTAGCGGTATCATTGAGGCCGAGCTGGCCGTTATTGTTGAATCCCCACGCATACAACTGCATTTCCATTGGCGTAACCGAGTTACTCGCTGCGCTGGACAGCCCAAGGCCAAACGAGTTAACAGCAGCCACAGTCACCGTGTAGGCAACGTCTGTAGTCAATCCTGAAATAGTAACGGGAGATGAGGCACCCGTGCCGCTGATGGTCGTGCCGTCTGATGTCTTTCTCGCAGTAGCCACGTACCCCGTAATAGCAGACCCGCCCACGTTAGCAGGCGCAGTGAAGGTCACTGAGACAGACGTAGAACTTGCGATACTCGCCGTACCAATCGTAGGCGCGTTAGGGACTTCCAGCGGATCATAGCCCGCAGAGATAAAGCCATTGGGTCGGCGTAAAGACATGGGATACCCCTATCAGGAATTCAACTCTTCCCACGATACTGTAACAACGACATCATTCGCTGCACTGGCCGTAGCACCAATAGACTTGTCTTCTAGTAGGTAGAAGCTCGTTGTCTTGTCAGTGATAATCAGCGTTGCATCAGCAGGGACAGAGATCGTCGAGGCGATTGCAGTGCCCGTACCACCCAGCGCCGCAGCAGAGAATATCTTGATTGTGATGTCGCAGGCAGAGGAGCCATCGACGTTAGCCGCCACAATCGAGTTGATCTTGTAGACCTTGCCACTTGAGGCAGCGTTACTTGCCAGCGCAGTTGCAAACGGGTCAGCCGTTGAGCTGATTAAAGTGCTACTGGTGTTGCCCAGTATCGTTGTGACGTTAACTATGTTGGGGTTAGCCATTTCAGTTGCTCCTTAAAAGCCGAAAATCATCGCCATCGCAATGGCCTTGCCTGTTGATACGCCTGCGCTACCGTACTCCAGCGCCGTAGCCCCCGAGTTAACAATCAAAGCCTGACCAGCCGTTCCGAGCGCAGCCAAGCCTGTGCCACCGTTAGTATAAGCAAGAGTACCAGCTAAAGTTACCGTGCCTGTTGAGGTTACTGGGCCACCAGAGGTTGTTAAGCCTGTAGTGCCACCCGATACATTAATGCTTGTTACTGTGCCAGTGCCTGGGCCGGTAAACGCTACTTGGATAGAACCTGCCCCATTAGTTAAGGTAACTCCAGAGCCTGCTGTGAGGGTCGCTGCGGTGAAGCCTGAGCCATTACCTATGAGAAGCTGACCGTTACTAGCAGTGGTAACTCCTGTGCCGCCACGGGCAGTAGAGAGAGTTCCAGTAGTGCCAGCAACAATAGGAAGTCCTGTGGCATTAGTCAGAGTAGCTGCTGAAGGAGTTCCCAAATTAGGAGTAACAAGAACCGGGGAATTCAAAGGAGCTTTAGTGTCTAGCTGTGTCTGGATGGCGCTTGTAACACCATCGGTGTAATTCAATTCTGTGACTGTGGCAGTGATTCCATCCAGGGCATTAAGCTCTGCTGCTGTGGCTGTCACTCCGTCAAGGATATTTAGTTCTGCGGTTGTTGATGTAATGCCATCAAGGACATTAATCTCTGCGGCTGTCGCAGTAACACCATCAAGAATATTTAATTCTGCGGCTGTTGATGTAATAGCCACCCCATTTAAGGATGGGGTTCCTGTAATCAAAGGAGAGGCAGCGTCAGCCTTGGAGTTAACAGCCGTCTGGATTGCCGTGTACTCAGCATCAATCTCTGCGCCTTTAACAATCTTAGAGGGATTACCAGATACTAGGCTGTCTTTAGCTGTAAAATTGGTGGTCTTTGTATAATTACTCATCTGGTAGCCCTATAAGTTAATGAGGGTAAAACAAAGGGAGGGTTTCCCCTCCCCTTGTCTATTACTTACGCATCAAGAACAGCAAGAAGGAATCCTGCTTCTGGGCGGTGAGCCTGAACACCGTACAGAGTGTCGGCAGTGTACAGGGTAGACAGGTACTCTTGCTTGTACTGAGTCTGTGAACGAACGCTCATCTGCTCACCAAGAACCAGTGCATCCTTGTGGAAGAAGAAAGCACCACGAACATCAACAGTACCGGCACTGTTAGATGTAGCATCCTCAATCAACGGGCAATTGGAAGATACATAAATCTGAATGCCGTACACACTACCAATCAGACCTGACTGTACAGAACGCGCATCAGTGAAGTCGCTAGAAACATAGCGGTCAACGCCCATGATTGCAGAACGCAATGCAGGAGGAATCACGAATACTCGATCAGTCATGGGGACATCTGCGTCATCCATTTTCTTAATCAGAGCGCGGAAACCTGCGTCTGTGAACACATCGCCCGTTACTACTGTATCAACCGCATATGCAGTCAACCCAGTAGAGGAATCAATGTAGTAGGAGTTGCTGTTAACCCACGCAGCACCAGTACAAGTTCCTGATAGCGCAACAGTCAGGTCAAGTGTGCCGTTACCAAACGCAGTACCTGCGCGGAACAGATCGTTGTCAATTTGACGAGCCAGCGCGTAGCCTGCATCTTCTGTGTAGAACTGACGCAGAGATGACAGAGCCTGGACGTTAACAATATCCTCGATCAAGCGAGAATATTCAAAGTGACGGTTGATAGTCAGAGTGGTTTCAGTTTCAAGGTTTGCTTGAATTGTAACCGCTGTTGCTTCTGCCTTGGCATTAGCAGAACCACGAACCGGCTTGGGCAGATGGATAACATCGCCCTTCTTGCCTCGGAAGTTCATTTTCTTAACAAGCGGAGCCATTTTCAGAGACTTCTGATAGGCAGCAATCACCTCGTCAGACCAAATCTCCGGTATAAACTTATCTGCTGCTGTTTTATCTACTACTGCGTTTGCGGTAAAAAACGCGCCTGAAGTTTCATTAGCCATGATGTGTAGCCTCTATTTAACGAACTCTACCCTCTGCGTAAGCCTGTCTTATTTCAGGCTCCATAGCATGGTATCGTTCTGGATTGGTTTGCATGAGTTCAATAATGTCCCGCCTACGGTAGAAAACTTTGCCTTTTGGCTCAGAACTTCCCTTTGACGATCCTGTTGATGCTTTTTTCAAAGTCTCCTTGCGAGATGCCTTCTCTGCGTCCAGTAAACTTGCTGATGCACTCTTAGTTGATTTCCATTGGGAGAACAACTCGTCTGCGGCATCAGTATCAAACTGACTGTCTGCTCTAGAATACAACTCTTTACGCCACTTACTTGCTTGAACCCATTCTGCAAATGCAGGGTCTCCAGCAATCTCAGCAGCATCAGGATGCTTTGACATCAACGCACTCTTTGCCTGCTCACTCCGCATTCTGGCATTTAACTCCTGAGCCTGCTTGATGGCAGGGTGTGAGTTAATGCGCTTGTCTACGGCCTTATCAGGGTCAGAGAAGAAGTCAACTTCCTCCACGGGTTCTGTCTTTTTTTCATCTGATCGTGAGAGAATGAATTGGTCTACAACTTTGCGTAACTCGCCTACCTCTGACCCTTGCTGACCAAGGCGCGACTCAGCTTCTTGGTGCATCTTTACTAGGTCTTGAATAGACTTATTACGGTACTTGTCGGGAACTTCCGGTTGTCTCTCTGGCTCCAACGCTACTTCTTGGTCGTTAGATTCATCAAGTACGGAAAAATCATCTTCATTTTGTTCTACACTATCAATTAATTCTGCCATCATTAAGCCTCATAAGACCAATCTAGCTACCCGATTTACTGTTTCGCTACAGTAAAACGGACTATTCTTGGTTTGCCTTAAGTTCTTTTGCGATCTGCTTGTCTCTTGAGTTTAACCACTTCATCGTAGCACCTGGGAAGTGACCGGATGTAGGGTCTAGATATACTCGTGGGGCAGAGATCATACGGCTACCAATCTCATCGCACTGAGGGCAATAACAATCTTCATTACCTCTGACAAAGCACTCAAATACATGAGCGTTTTTGCATTGATAATCAAAGACTCTCATTGCTTGCCTCTTTTTTGCTATGGTCTATGGTAGATTCTAGGTTAAGGATAAAAGATAGACTGTTTAGCTGCCCTTTGCGAAAGAACAGGTCATTCACATCTTTTGCTGCCTCAACAGAATTTATGTTGCGAGCATTTTCTTCAAGCTCGCCTATCAGTAACTTCCAGCCATCAGACGAAAACAAATCATCCATAGCGTTAAAGTATTCTGAGTCTGTCATTTGAGTCACTGAACATTCCTTTTAAGGGTCTCACGCTTAGGCGCTTCTTGCGCCTTCTCTAATTGCGCGATTCTTTCCTCAAGGTTCTTTAGTATACCATTTACTTGAGCAACTACATCTCGTAAGTCTTGCGGAGTTACCATTACGCTAACTCCTTGGCGATAGCCAGGTTCACTTTCTTCTCGTTCATTACTCGGTCTGCAACCTTGAGTCTACGTTCAAACTCTTTGTCATCAGCAGTGCCTACCGCTAGATTGCTAGTAATGGCCTTAATCTGGGCAGTCTCAAGCTCTACAGGGATTGCCTTAACCTCGGCCATCATCTTGATTGCGCGAGCTTCTGACTCTTTAGCTTGACCATTAAGGGCATTCGTCTGGGACTGTTGGAATTCAGTCTGAAGTTGCAGTGCTTGTGCCTGAGCTTGCGCTTGAGCCTGCTGCTGTTCTGGAGAAACCTGACCAGCTTCCCTGAGCATCTTGATTAGTTCTTCTCGGTTAGACAGATTCATGCTATCAATAGCAGCTTCAATCAAAGCCCCATAAGCAGGAGATGTCTGCGGCATAGTCTGGAGCAACTGAACTAACTGAGTTACCTCGTACTCTCTGGCAATAATCCCTAGAGAGGAAGTGCTGTCAAACTTATAGTCCGCTACAGGGTACAGCTCTGGCTCAAACTGCATATATCTCCAAGCAATCTTCTCGATCATTGGAATCAAGAATGACTCTTGGAAGTTAATCAAAGTTCGTTTATGTCTCTTTATGATTGCGCCCAAAGACATAGAGATACCAGCGGCAGTGGCTTCTCCGTTGATAGAGCCTGAAATACCGGCTGAATCAATAGCGCCTGTGGCTGTCTGAACCATTCTCTGAAGCTCACCAGCTTGGGCAAAGGTAATCTGAGAGACTTGACCAAAGTTAAATGGCTGAAGAATCTCCGCCGGGTTGCCGTTGGTCATAATAATCTTGCCTGGTCTGACTTCAGGCTTGGCCCCTCTAGGCATTCTAGAGGCGTCCATTGCTATCATAGGATGGATCGTGAGGGCAAGGGCATCTATCCTAGCCCTAAGCTCTGCATCCAAAGCCTTCTGTGAGTTGTAACCCTTCTCACATACACCTCGACCCCAGAACCTGCCAGGAACTATGTCCCAAGGAAAGGCAATGATGGGTCGGTCATTCATCATGTAAGGGTTTTTTTCAGCCTTAACAATAGTGTTGCCGTTAATGATAACGACAATAGCCTCGACGTAGAACGAATCTTCCTCTTCATCAAGTTCTTCGTATTCTTCCGAGTCTTCAAGCAATGCTCTAGGAACTAAACCAATGTATTTAGTCCGACGAACCTTATGGTCGGGCTGGTCTATAAGTTCGTGATCTACATCCAAGGCCAGGTCTGGATAGGTGACATTAAAAGGCACATCTCGGTATACGCCGGACTCTTGAAGTAGTTCAATCTCGTGGGGGGAACAGTATTCGTCAATGCAAATGCCAATAGCGTCATCAACAGACGTAGCAATAGGGTCAATAAGGAAGTTCTGCGGAAGGATTGGTCTAAGTTTACAGACAGTCCTATCTGCGATGGTGACTCCAACGGCTTGTAATTGACCGCCCATCATATCCTGCTTGGCAGGCTTCATTTCTTTCTCTTGGGCGATCACTATCTCAGCCATGCCTGTACCATAGACGGCTGCGTTAATCAGACACTCAGCTACAGCCTTTCTGACCTTGTTTCTCTGAAGGTCTCTGTATAGCTGGTCTCTTAGATACTCAACATCAGCAGAATCTGGGTCTTGTAAATCATCTCGCATATCAAAGAAGCGCCCTCTTCCAAAGGTTGCCTCTTCAATCTCTGCTACAGATGACTCTACTGCTTGTTGAAGGGCAGGGGAGATGATCTTGGAGCGTTCAGACTCACGGGTCTTATCCTCATCAGCGTAAATGCCACGCCAAAGACGGTTGTATTCATCAAATCGGTCTTCGTAATTGTTCTCAAAGTGATCGCGCCATAGCCGACACTTCTCCATAATCCACCCATCAAGGGTTTCGATCTGGGATATTGTTTCTTCGTTAGAATCAAGCATAGTTAATATCCAGAAACAGAGTCTAGTGCAACGAAATCATCTTCCTCGTAGTCAGAGGAGTAGGATACTTTTGCTAATTGATCAATATATGCGAGCGCGTCAATCATATCATCGTGAGTAAGCGAGTCAGGAAACTGGAAAAGCTCATCCATAAACTGAGTATTCCATTCTGCCTTATTAAGAGTAACCAAACCATTCTCAAAGCGCCCTTGTAGCGCCCACATGACCCGATCTGTCTTCTTTTTATTGCCGTGAGTTAGCTCTTCTACCCTAAAGAACCTGCCATTTTTCTTCATTAGGTCGGTTAATGGGGACATTACCGCCTGTCTGGCAATACCCCTCTCAATACCTACGGAAACTGGCTCGTAATCACGCACAATCTGGAATATCTTGGTAGCGGTCTCGTCTAATGTCCATCTTCCGACTATTATATCCTTAACCCACCACCCGTCTGGTCCGACTTTTACCACAGCTATGGCTGTATTATCAAGCCTCTTGGACTTGGCCTTCTTGCCAACTTCTTCAAAACCTGCCAAGTCAATGGCAACGTGATAGTCACCCTGCGGTTCATCCTCTGAGAACTTAATCCAGGTCTCCTTAAACATCTCGGAGCCTCTAGCCTCAAAGGATGCCATGAACTCCTGCCTAAAGGCATAGGAACTCATAGACTTCTTGGCTTTATCAACCTCTTCCTTTTCTAGAATAGGGTTGTCGTAGCTTGTGTAATGCCATGCCTTATAGTCTGAATCTATTCCTAGCTCGGCTGATTTGTAGAGTTCATAGAAGTGATTTCTACCCATTGGAGTGCCGATAAACAAAGCACTACCCTTAAGGTCTGCTAGAGCTGGACGCAGGATAAGCTCCCAGACATCAGGCTTCATGTCAGCGTATTCGTCTAGAACTAGATACTTGAGGCTTACGCCCCGCATTGTCTCTGGTCTGTCAGCCCCTTTTAACGAGATCATAATCCCGTTGACTAGCTTGATCTGTAGATTGTTAATGTGGGAACTCTCGATAAGCCCTTGGCCTAACTCAAGTAGAGTATTCCACATAATGTCTCTTGCCTGCCCCTGTGTAGGAGCAACGTAGAATATGTTTCCACGGTCTGTCTGTAGGGCATTAACCAATAGAAGATAGGCTGCTAGCCTAGATTTACCTGTTCGCCTGCCAGCGGCAACAACTTTAAATCTCGTGGGGTCATTCCAGACTTCTTGCTGCCATTGCAGTAGCGATATATCCAAGTCCATTAGGGATGCTCGTGGGGTAGGCTATTCAAGGTCTTCTTCAGAATCTTTATCAGAGTCTTGATCAGAATCTTGATCAGAGTCTTGATCATATACTTCACCTACCTGCTTTATTGAAGTATTGCCTGCGGTAGTGACATTTATATTAATCATTGGCCTGTCGCCTAGCTTATTCTTATCGTAATGACTCATGGGAGCCATTCTATCCATGATGATCTTCCAAGCCGCAGCCTGGTTTTTGTTCTCATCATCACAGGCGGCTTTTACTATAGAATCTATGACTCTATCTATTCTATTTGCATCAAGAAGCCTTTCTTCCAGCTTCTTAATGGCAGTACGCATACCCTTTGGCCGACCGACAGCCAGCTTCTTCTGATTTTCCCACTGTTCTCGGGTCATCAGACGGTCTTCTTTTCTGGGCCTTCCTCTGCCCCGCTTAACCTCTTGGTTAGTACCCGGAGTAGGTAGTTCCTTTTGAGCTTCCATTAGCTTTTTTCTTCTTGCCTTTTGATTTGGTTGGTTTAGCTTTCGTAGCCTTCATCATACCCTATCACCTTTATGATATTACAATTTATTTTTTATTGCGTTTCTTGGGCAGGTCTTCTTTATGGACGAGATACTGGCTGCTGGCTGTATGGGTCTTGCCAGACATCAGCTTCCCTTTAGCGTCCTTGTGAGTAGCGCCTTTGTACTCAGTCCCATCTTTGAAGTAGTGCTTAACGCCCATTGCCATTATCGCTTTCCTTTCTTGGCGGTCTTAGCGGACTGCTTAAAAGCCTTAGCAGTTGGTGCGCCCTTGGCCCCAACCTTACGCATAGTCTCACCAGAGCCTTCCTTAATGCGTTTCTTCTTAGCGTTTATGTTTGCGTAGAGACCCTGCATATTTCACCATTTAACCTTGTCAGCCCAGTATGCCGCAGACATCTTGCCTTTGGCTATGTTCTCGCTATGCCTTGCTTTGAATGATGCCCGCCTGGCTTTATCAGCAGCAGACTCGCCTTCTCTCTTGGGGGAACCTGATACGCCCTGCTGGCCGAAACGGATTGTCTTAACCTGGTCGCCAGACTTAGCCACAACCACATGAGATTTCGTGGGGTGATTGGGAGTTTTCTTGGGCTTGTTAAAGCCTTCTACTCCTGCTCTTTCCAATCTAGGGTCTTTGGGCATACTGGTCTCTATGTAATTCTGAGTCTGAACTTTGGATTTGCATGGATAGTCGGTTAAATTCCGATTATCTGTGCGCCGGTTACTAGCTCCGGCTCCGGTGTTTCGCCCCGGAAGGTTAGCAACGCTTGATCGCATCGTTGCCAGTGCTTAAAGGCATCGCGGCCTTGCAAGTCTGGAATCAATCCAACGCTTGCGGGCATAGTTGGATTAGGGATTGGAGGAACCAGGGGATTGATGCGAAGTCTGTGCCTTCAGGGACAACGATCTCATAGCCAAGGACTTCAGAGTAGAAGATAAACGGCTAAACCCTCTGGAATTGGTTCTCCGCGCCACGCAGAGTAGTACTAGCTGTATTTGATCTTTACCTAGCTGTACTTGTGCTTTAGACCTAACAATCTTTTTGTTGTTTATTGCGAATGCGAGGTGTCCGAGCATTTGCGCCTTTGACTTACTAACCCCAAGTGCATTTTACTAATCATCAAAAATCTGTCAAGTTAAATTTGTCATTTCCTTATGAATAATCTAGATATAAAACCTATTCCTTATCTGTTTTTCCTATATAGAACTCTACATTTAGACATCTAAATTATCTCTTTTTTTAAACTACTGATTTCATTGTAGATTTATCGGTGTTCTAAATTACCCTTTTGCAAAGTTGTGATTGTTCTAAATTCACCTTTTGCAAAGTTGGGAGGGTACTATAATAATTACCTGAGCCTGTACCCCCCTCCCCCCTGTATAAATCCACAGTACTGTACAAATCCCCAGGCTGTATAAATCCACAGGCTGTACGGATATACAGTAGTCCCTGGTTGAGAGAGTATGGGGAAGATATGGAGCCTATAGAGTCTCTGGAGCCTATAGAGACACCTACATAGCTATCAATACCTCTGATTGAATCGACATACATCTACACACCAACCACGAAATATATTTGCTGGTGACTATTGTCGTTAATAACAATACCTGAGACACTAATCACGTCGAAAGAAAACCACCAAAAATACCACTGTATAAATAACCAGTACCAACAAAGGGTAAACAAAATGAGCAACGTAATCAGTAGAGAACAAATCTCCACACTGAACAGCACAGATGTAGCGTTCGCGTGGTCAGTAACAAACCGAGACACAGAGAACATGCAGATTGTTCTTCGCGCTCATGGATTCAGCTTCGGCCAGCAAGAAGCAGAGCTGGCAATCTGGATCGCAGAGAATCAATAATCAACCAAGGCCACGGATGGCCATCAATAAGGGGAATACAGCATGAATACACAACAGGCAATCATATTGGCACGCAAACACGTTATAACCGGAGCGCCAAAAGAGTCGAGCGCATTGTTTTGTCTGTCGGATGCTATCGAGATGATGGAGCGAGGTGATCTGGACAGCGCCAAAAAATGGGCGATACGCTCGCTTTCATACTCGGTCGGAGTGTTTCATTCTGACTACCAACGCGCAGCATCCTAATCAATCAAGGCCAAGGATGGCACAACCAAGGGGAACAGCATGGCACACAAAATTGGCACAAAGGTCTGGCACAAGGGTGATGAAGTAACAATCATTTCAGGCCCATATGTTCTGCATGGTGGCGAGTTTCAAGATGCAATTACCGAAACAGGCAAGACCATAACGATTGCCACACCGGAACAGCAATCCCGTAATGCAGAAAGATCGCGCACAGAATGGAATGAACAACAATCTCAGTTCCGCAAACTAATCTAATCAACCAAGGGGAATACCATGATACAGACAGTCAACTTCAATACCTTCCACGATGAATTCACCTCACGCCGCCCGGATAACTTCAACTATTCAGGTTTACGTGCTTTGTACGATTTCCTTGAACAACTAGGGGAAGATATAGGCGAAGCGATAGAACTGGACGTTATCGCCATTTGCTGCGATTTCTCACAGTACACAGAAGAGGAAGCATTGAAAGCATACGACATGGAATCGATTGAAGAACTGCAACAAAGCACCACAGTCATTCATTGCGACGATGACACCATAATAATTCAAGACTTCTAAGGGGAATACCATGAAAGATAAGACAAAAGAAACGCTGGCAATGCTTGGGTGCTGTTTATGTTCACTGATTATTGCGGGGGCATTGATACTATGAAAACGGCAATTAGAGTGATAGAAGGAAATTTGCATAAAATCCAGGAAAAAATTGATTTCATGCAATCGGCAGCGAAAGTCAGAACTATCAAGGGAATTGACGTTATTGAGACTATCGATGACATTGAAAAACGACTCTCTTCAATTCTGCATAAAAAGGATTGGGATGGCCTGTCATTCACTATTGACGAAAATGCTCAGACGTTTCCGTCTGCTTACAAATATATGCCAGAAAGTACAATCTATAAGATCGAGCGTCGAAAATCAGGATGGTTTTTGGTCTGGGTAATGCGGTCTCACAGTAGGCCAAAAAAGTTTGTTGTCTGCGGGATGGAAACCAAAACCAAAAATTTAGCAGATTTCATCACTTTACGATTTTAAGGGGGCATTGCCGAAGCAATGGCCTCACAATGGGGAATCTTATAATGACGGACAATGATGCAAAATTAATTACGTTGCTGGAAAATGTATTATCAGACATCATGGGCGATCTAGATAAAAAGATCAGCTCTCACACTGCGACGATATTGAGCAATGAAACTAGGTTTATCTCTGAACAGATCAGACAACTGAAGGGGAAGCAAAATGCTTGATTTCGACGACGAACGCCCTACGCTGCGCCAGCGATGGTATCAGCAAGACCTGAGAAGGCATCCAGATTGCCGTGATCCAGATCACCCCGGATGTCCCACTTGTTACCCAGAGGATGAAGACGATGATAATCCGACAGATTAAGCCACGCTGGTACAGGCTCGATACCGAGGGGTTGGTGTTCTTCGGCTACAGCCGGGAGCACGTGCGGCACAAGCTGGAAGCCTGGATGCGTGAGCATGATCTGAAGGCGATGCGATGAGGGAGTTTCTCAAGTTCGCCATCCGAGAGAAGTACGCCCAGCTCCAATACACGCAAGACCAACAACAACAACGCAAAGAAATCGCCAGACTTTGGCGAAGACTGAGGGCCACAAAATGAAAGATGAATTGACACTGCGCGACTATTTCGCGGCGAAGGCGCTGCAAGGGATGCTGTCTGACAGCACCCTGCAAGGCGAATACACAGAATTCGCGCTGCGAGCGTACCGAATAGCAGATGCCATGCTAAAGGAGCGAGCCACGGCGCAGGAGCCAACATGATCTCCGCCCTTTTCTGCGTAGCCAGTGCGATATACTTCGAAGCCCGTGGCGAGCCTATAGGAGGTCAAGCCGCTGTCGCGTGGGTTATCTATCACAGGACGGCAGCACCGGGCTACCCGGACACGGCCTGTGAGGTTGTCACCGAGGACGAGCATAGGCTCAATGAGTGCCAGTTCTCCTTCATGTGTGACGGCAAGCGCGAGGATATCCACGATGATTGGGCATACGCCAAAGCCCTGCTGGTCACAATGTTAACGGCAGGGAACTTTTTACCAGACCCCACTGGTGGGGCAACACACTACCATGCGACCAGAGTCCGTCCGTGGTGGTCGACAGAGCTTCAACGAACGACTAGAATCGACAACCACATTTTCTACCGGGGGCGATAA